AATTCTACTTTTTTCTCATCAAGTTGTTTTTGAGTGACAAGAGTATTGATTTCTCTGTATGTTTTGGCTACATTTTGTTCTCTAAGAACACCACCATCCCATACCCACTCTCTTCCTTCCATAATACCTTCAACAAAAGCATCAGGTGCAGAAGGATCTGCCACGATATCAGCAGCTGTAGATAACATAAAGTCATCACTAACTACCTGAACTCCTTCCCGAGTTGGCTTTAAGGATCCAATTCCTCTAGAAGAAACACCAAGTTTTACGCCTTCATCAATAAGAGACTTAGCGATATTCCCCATTGGTGTATTAAGGACTTTTGCTTTTCCTATAAAGTTTGATCCACTCTCTTTAAGTGAAACAATTTTATGGGAAACTCTGTCAAGATTGACAGTAGGACCTTCAGGATGACCAAGTTCTCCTAATGCTCTTCCTTTTTGAATATGATTTTCATTATACCTTTGGACTTCCTTTCTCAAGGTTGCCATAGGATACATTCTACCATTTCTATTTTGAAGATCACCTTGTAAGAAGATGCCTTCTATGAACATACTTTTCTTACCGTTCTTTTCTTCAACGATAAAATCTACAGTTTCAATTTCTTCTCTAATGAGTTTCATCAGGCGTCTCCGGTTGTTTGAACTTGTTGGAAGTGAAGGACTCCAGTACCAGAACTTCCATAATTACCAACGATAATATCATCTCTCAATTCAGCATAAGGAACAGCAGTATTGTTATTACCTTTAAATGCTGTGGCATAACCAACTCCATAATCATTATTAACTACAATTCTAGTATTAAAATAACCATCCACTCCAGCTGTATTGTTGATGCTGGCTATAGTCTTATTACTAAACTCATAATAATCTTGACTTCCACCTGTTACAGTTAAACTAACAACCTGTCCTTGATAGAAAGGACAACCTGTTCCTTCTGGAAAATCAATAATAGTGGTTTCTCCACTAGTTGTAATTCCCACAACTCTTTGAGCTGAAGGTCTTCCACAAGAGAGTGTTACAGAATTACCACTTGCCAAATAGAAATTTGCATTAGTAGCAGTATGAGTATTTCCAACAGCAATATGACAACTAGCGCCCTCAGCTGTAAATCTCATGCTATCTGATTTATGAGCCAAATATGACCCAGCTGTGTTTGTAGCTACGGCAATTGCTATGGAAGCTCCACTCCCAACTGGTTGTAACGCCATTATTTTAAGATTCCAATAGTCCTTCTAGTTATTTATTAGATTTAATTATCCGGGATTAGTTAAAACTGCACCACCAATACTAGGAGTTTGAGTTACAGAGGTTTCAGGATCTTCCTCTTCTTCAGGTTCAGATTCTTGGTCTAGATTGACGTCAGTTTCAGCAGAAGGTTCTTCAGATTCTTCACCCTCTGGATTATCTAAATCTACATCTTGATCAAAAAGACGGGATGCAATGTCTGGTTTAATGGTATTAATTTTTTCTGCGCTCTTTGCAAAAAGAATATCTTTAATCTTCTCAGTAGCATCTGACGCCGAAATACCATCGTTCATCAGAGTATCCATCAGTTCATCCATTTTGTAAAAGTTATAACTTCAAGACGTATTTATACAATCACTTACGATCTGGATGTAAGTAATTATAATCCATAATCATAGCAAATAATCTATTTTTCTGAAAATCTAAAAATTGCTTTTCTTCTGGAGGTCTGTCTGATGGAGCCACTTCTTGATATTTAACCATAGCATTATATAATAATCTAGTTTCTCTGATGCCCATTTTAGACTGGCACCACCATTCAGTATTATCGTTGGGATTATACCAGGGTATTTCCCCACTATTTGTACTTACCCCAACAGAACTAATCAATTATATCTCTCCACCCCTCGGCAATTTATCAGGAGCTAATCTTACTGGATCTGGATCCTTAGGAACAGAAGTATTTTGAATGGCATTAGAGCCATTACCAGGATCACCCATTATCTGTGCTTCCAATCCAGCCACTACCGGATCTTCAATTGTCCCATCTGCAATTTCCTTATCAATCATCTTATCCTGTTCAATAATTTCCTCATCAGTTTGACGAAGAATCTTACGTCTTACATAATCTTGAGAATAATACTTACCAACATAAGGTTCAGCCAAAGCTGCTAAATTCAACCTTTCAGTAGTCAATTCAGCATTCTTCAATTCAGCGAAGTGATTATCATAAAGGAAGTCATACTGAATATGATCAGACATTCTGTCCCAATCTTCTGGAGTAATTACATTCTTTAGGAGTAATTGGGTCTTCAGTAAGTCATTAAAGAGATGAGAAAATCTCTTTCTCATTCTACCTACAAACTTACTAAACTTAATTTCATCTCTTAATATCTCAGATGATCTACCTAAACTAAATCCAGAACCTTCTCCTTCAATTCTAGTCTCAGGAACGTTCAATGACCTATAGAGTTTTCTCTGGAAATAGTTAATATCAGTAATTTCACCAAGATTTTGTCCACCTGGAAGTGTAGTAATTTCTGTTCCTCTACCCCCTTCTCTTCTAGGAAGCCAGAAATCTTCCATCATAGACATAAATTTCTTGTCATCTCTGACTTCACCAGTATTGGCATCATAAACTAACTTATTACGATACCTCATCATTACATCTCTGAGGTATTGTTCTGCCTTAATTTTTGGAAGATTACCTACATCAATATAGAAAATTCTTCTTTCTGGTGCTCTTGATAAACGATAAATTACCAAACTATCCTCAATCATCATCAACTGATTGATTGGTTTGATAGCTTTATGTAACCAAGAAAGAGTAGTACCTTTGTTCCTATCTACAAGACCAGAAGTACAATAAGTGACTGAATCACGAGTCATCTTTATCCCTTTTTGGGGATTTTGTGCTCCTCCACCATAAGTATTGGCATTTCCAGTCTTATCATAACTTCCAGGATTATATACAAAGTATTCCTCTACATCTGGGAAATCATAAACTTGAGATGGATTTTCATCCATAGCCCATTGAGGTTGATTCCCAGGACCATCCTTAGTTTTCTTCAATTGACGCACATAACGCATCTTTGATGAATCAATATATCTTAATTCTTGAATTCCTTCGTGTGGAGCTTTTTGATCAATTACTTTATTATAATATAATCTACCATCAATATACCAATTTCTAAAAATTTCATGAGCTTTTCTATCAAAATCTAAGAGCTCACAAACATATTTAAATTCTTCTCTAATAGTCTTTTTAATACCATCACTAGCATTTAAATTAGATAATTCAACTTCTATTGGACTATCATTAGTATCTGTTACAATAGCTTCATTTACAATGTCTTCAATAGCACTATCACATTCAGGATAAAGTGACATTGAACGATATCTTCTAATTAAATCATTCTCAGTTCTATAAACACCTTCAATGTCTACATACGAACCAAAAAACCCACTGCTGATGTAGTGTTCCGATCCATCCTGATTGTTAGGTGGGACCGGTGATACTACACCAGGTGGGGTTTTTTCTGTATCCTCAATCGAGAAACCAAATAATCTGGCAGTCATGTCAATATATTTCTAGAAGATTTACCTTCTAGTATTTAGATGACCAGAGATTAACCAGGTGTGGCCCAAGCTGGTGGATTCTGAACAGCTCCATCAGCTCCACGAGTATTACCACTAACTGTGAAGTACTGCATCTGGAATGTAACATCAAACTGTTCTATAGTATCTGTAGTTTCATAACTCAGATCAATAGCACTTACTTCAGTTGGGAAGATGTCATAGAACCTATAGCTTCTTAAAACAGAGCTCTCACCAAAATCTTGAGCTGTTTGATTTCCAACTTTACTTCTTCCAAGTTGCTTCACAAAGGCATCACTCATATAAGAACTAGGATTAGTAGCACCAGTGCCATCTACCAAGTTACTCATAGCATTCATCCACTTCTCAAAAGCCGTTCTAAGTAAGAAATCTTCATCATTAATAACTGTAATAGTCCAATCAGCGAATGTTCTGTCTCCAGCCACTTTCAGGATTCTTCCTCTAAATGGAACTGGAACTTCAGCCACTGTAGAAGCTGGAAGTGATGTAGCCTTACACATGAATTGTAATTCAGTCTGTAAGTCAGTAGTCCAAGCACCATTACCTACTGCTGATGGAAAATCATCTATAGTTACTTCAAATAAATTGGGTCTAGCGCCTCCACCAGCCAGTGCTGATTTGAAGCCGCTTATGGTCTTTACTGGGATAGCATTAGCCATTGTTTTAAATTCCTCCTTTAGTTATTGAATAATTAAATCAAACAGTCCCAACGACTTCAGAGAAGTCAACACCTGTCTTCGTAGCTACGAAGGTCAGAGTTACGTAGTTGATAGATTTAGTTGGCTTGAGGTAAATATCAGCCCTAAATTCATTATTGTCTATAACATCGGGAGTATTATTGGACTCATCACAAACTACGAGGAAGTCATAAACACCTCTCTTAGCCTGTACATCACGAAGGTATGGTTCAACAATATTCACAAAAGCTGCTCTTGTGTTGTTGTCATTCAATTCAAAGAGTTGAGCGTTAGCAGCTCCTTCAAGAGCCTGCTCTACTGTTAAGAACAACCTTCTAACATTAATTCTGTCAAAGGCTGAAGAGTAAGACAGAGCTGTCTTATCACCATAAAGGATAATACCAGATCCTTTCTGATTAACAATAGGATTAATCCTAGCTGAATAAAGAACATCTCTTTGATCCTTAGATGGGTTATAAGCCATCTTAATAGCAAAGTTAATGTTTCCTCTTTGCTGACCCGCGGGTGAGAACCAAGGATATCTTTCAATAGCTGTTCTTACCATTAATCCAGCGATGTCACCATTGGTAGGAATCCAACGGAACTCATTATTAAACCTATCATACATATACTTCCAACCAGTATCCAATACTGCGTAAGAGGAAGAAGTAACTGGACTATAAAACTTCAGTAAGTTATTAGTCTGAGTAGTAGTGTTAGTCTCACCAACCAAATTAGCTCTATGAGGTGAAATGGTTGCCATACAATCCTTCCTTCCTTCAGCTAGTGAAATTAGAAGGTTTGCTTTTGCTTGAGATTGATCTTCAGAAGAAAGACCTGGACCCATAATCAAGTAATCAACATCTTCATTTTCTTTAACTGCAAATAAGTTATAAGAAGTAAGGAGATTACCTAAAGTGGCTGCCATTCCCTTAGAAGAGGAATAATCAACACCAGCTGTTAATTCAAATGTATTGTTACCTATAGCACTAAAGGTAACTCCTTGTGCGTCTTGACCCCATAAACCGGAAGCATCAGTAACAGGTGTAAAGTCGGTTGAGAAACCACCAGGATGTACAGTAGTACTCCAAATGCTGTTATCAGTCTGAGAAAGGTTGTATCCAGCGTAAATTTCTTCAGAAGCTGTCTGAAGATAAGTCTTATAATAAGTCTTATCAGGAGCGGCTCCATCAGCAACTGTATCTTTTGCTTTAGAGAGGAACGTATGTTTCTCCATTATCGTTCCTTGAATTCCAGTCACATCTCCAGTGTCATCAACAATGACAACATGCATCGAGTCATTCTTAGACTTTCTTTGCAAACAGTAATTACTGGTAGTTGGCTTTTGAGCTATAGCCTTCCAATAAATTGTGGAATTAGTAAGACCTAAATTCTGATTATCATACCAGTCGGATATACTAGATGCACTGAATCCTGCAGTATCATAGGTTCCACCACCAGTATTAACACCGGAATTGTTTACAAAGAAAATAGTATCAGATGATTCAAATGATCTTCCTGGATCCGATTCAGCGTAAGTTAGATCATGAATAGTTGTTCCGCCACCAGCAGTAACTTCAACCCTATTAGTAATCTTAACATCAAGTGTACTATTACTACCAACAGAATCAGTATTGATACCAGTAATAATACCTTGTAAATATCCAGTAAATCCTGAAGTGGATCCTGCTCCTGGAACTACAACATTTGAAAGAAGAGTGGTAACACCATAACCCAGTACACCACCTGCATTTCCTACGTCATCCGTGGTAATACCAATAGTCTGGTCTGCTACGTCATCAATATAACATACTTTTAATGTGTTAGCCCAAGTACCAGGGTTCTTAGCTCCCCAGAACCAAGTTGTAGCGTCAGAATAATTAGCTGCGTAATCATCCTCATTTTTGATCTTTAATCCTGTTGTACCTGCTATAGATACTCCAGCATTAGCATTAGCAAGATCGTCATCATCAGTTCTTACTACCTTAAGGACACCACCATAAGATAGGAATGAAGATGCAGTTAACCAATACTCATACTGTCTATCAGTACTAATTGGCTTACCAAATGTATTGATAAGTTCTTGTTCTGTAGATATCCTGATAGGATCGTCCACAGGCCCAATTTTAAAGGGACCGGCAATAGCACCTATGTTATCTAATACGTTCTCAGCTCTTCCGACGGTCAGATCAACTTCTCTGATCAGAACGCCTGGAGATAATTGCGGAGTCGCCATGTTTTTCTCCCTCTAAATAAGTCTCATTTATCTAAGAATTATTTATTGAAATGAGTATTTACATGTAATCCCACATGTAAGACCTATCTCCATACTCATCAGTATGCCAACGATCCCCTTCATCATCTACAAACGTACCTTCACTATCCAGGCCATCACTCACAAATCCAAAAGGTGCCATATCTTGTTCTATTTGATTTCTCTGTTCCTCATATAACCTTTTTCTTACATCTTGGTCTGTAAGTTCCTTAAAATAATCTTGAGCAACTAACCAAGCATAAATGACCATACACATAGCCAAGTCATCATTACATCCTTCTTCTGCCTCAAAAGAATTATGTTTTTGGATAAAGGTAGTTAATTCTGATATGAGGTCGTAATCATTAAAATAAACTTTATCTTCTTCTATTAATGTCTTCAAGTTAAGAGATCCTACTTTCTTAACTGTCTTGGACATCTTAACTCCCAATTGGGTCTTCTTACCAGAAAATCCTTGGCCAATCACTTGTCCTGATCTACCCCTCATATTTGCCATGAGAAGGTTTTCATATTCTAAGTCATATTGGAGAATAGAAGCTACCTGGTCTCCTACATCATTAACCTCACAAAGAATAAAGGCTTCGTTATAATTCTTTGCTACCTCATATATGACACTAGGGAATAACATGGGTTTAATTTCATTATTCCTATACTTTGCTACAACTCTGTGAGGGAACTTGGTAATGTCCACCACAACAAAAGCAGAATAATCATTACCCACACCACGAGCAACGTCTACTGTCATTACGTAATCATGATCTTTTTTAGCATCTTCATAAACATCTAGTCCAGCACTTCTCTGTTTTGGACTATCATACACTAATGTTTTTAATTTGCTAGGAGCAATAAGAGTATCAACAGATCCTAAGAATTCACACTCAAACTCAATCTTAAATTGATCTTCTGATGTATTATTAATAGTTTCCTGTTTCCACTGAGCATCTCTTCCAGGAACTTCTGACCAATGAACATCAGTTGGGGTATATTCATTCTTTCCTCTCTCAGCATCATGCCAGAGACGATAAAAATGATTCATTCCATGCGGCGTCGAGACAATAATAACCTTCGTAGACTTACCAGAAGTAATAGTAGGATAAACAGAGGCAAAAAACGAATCAGCAATGTGATTTGGAACGAATGCAAACTCATCCAAGAAGAGTATATTGAAAGACATACCTCGGACAGCACTTGCGCTTGTTGAAGCAGCCAAGATTTTACTACCATTTTCTAACTCCAATGAACCTTTATTCCAGGATAAAATACCCTGTTGCATCCACCTGGGCAAATTCTCATAAGCAATTTGAAGTCTACCTAAAAGTTCCCTAGCAGTGGATGCCTTGTTTGCTAGTATGCCTATATTAACACTATCATTAAAAACTGCATAATGTAAAAGAAATGCTACAACAGTAGTAGACTTACCAGTCTGTCGAGGCATCTTACATATATTAAATCTCTTCTTATGAAAATTATCTATCAGCTCCTCTTGAAAATCATAAGGTTCAAAAGGCATTAAACCTTCATCAAGGGTAACAATTTTTATATAATTTGCAGCAAAATAAACTGGATTATTTTTGCATTTGATATACTCTTCAATATTTTCCTTTGTAAATTCCTGAGCAACATTCGCTTTTTTAAGATTTGGATTTCCCAAATAT